GACATGGAATACTCCAAGAATTAACCCTGTGAACCCACAGGTAGGTTTTGTTGTTTTAACACAACAGTTGCAATTTTACAACACTTAAATAGCTCGCTCAACTGCCTCTGCGTTTGCTTCTTTCATTTCAGTCTTGTTCATGTGAGCCAAAACTAGGGCTAATTGCGCCTTGAGTTGCTCAATTTCAAGCTGTGTTTGTGTCTTAATGACTGTGTCGTGTGCTTGGGTATCGGTGCGGGTCATAACATCTTCACGCTTGACTTGCAGGCGCATCTTCTCACGCTCTGTTTCAGCCTGTTGGACTTGTTCTTGAACTGTCGCACGATACTTAGCATCCATTTGCATTGCTTGGATTTGCTGTTGAAGCTGCTGGATTGTGGCTTTTCCTTGTGCAATCATCATCTGAGCCTGTGGAGGCACTTCTGATTTCTCGTCAATTTGGGCAAGAGGATTGTTTACTGCTAGGCGATCAGCAATTACATCTGAGCCAGGGAAATCCATATTGCGGACATATAAATCGCCTGCGACTTGTACGAGTTGTGGATCAGCAGTGAACAGACTAGTCATCGCTTCTACAGCTTCTTGACGTTTAGAGTTGTAACCTGGGCCTGTATCCATTACTACGTCATATTCACCTACAGTAACGTCATTTAAGACCTTAGCTACGCCATTTTCGTCTGAACCTGGCTGATTTAATGTAACGATTTCAGGCTTTCCATCATCGCCAATGATTCGCATAACTCGTTCTCTGTCATAAATCTTAGGCACTAAATCAAGAATGATGCGACCTGTGTGACGGATTGAGCGTGTCAAATTATCGTAATAATGGAAATTAGTCATGTCAGCTTGCATCTGCTGACCTTGAATTGACTTGCCTGACTGAATACCTTGTGGAAGCTGGCTAGGATCAAAAATACCAACTACAGCTTGTAAATCCTGATTCATGCCTTGCAAAGCTGCCATCACGCCCGCAGGAGGTGGCTCAGGTTGCAGTCTGGTAGGCTGTGGGGCTGGTCTGCCCTCTGTGTCTGTCTGCTTGTAGCGTAAAACAGGCATCGCCTTGATGTTAGCCATCGCCCATTCGTTCTCATGACCTTCATCTTGACCTTCTGCCAACAGCCATTTTGCTTTAGGGGCAAGAGCGACAGTTTCAGTCAAGGCAGTTGACCAGTAGTTATACATACGCTGTGGGTCTTTAGCCATGCGAACTAGACCAAACTTCTTATGCTTGTCATCTACACGCACTTCTTGACCATAAACAGGCACGATAGGGATGTATTTACCAGCCCACTCGCCTTCTTCAAGGATTTGCATAGCAGTTAACTTGCAGTATTTGATCTTTTTGCGCCATACATCACGCTTAGCAATAACTGTAATCCCAGCCTCAGCTAAGACTTCTTTGCTAGGAATCTCTGAAGAATAGCCAGTAGTGCCATCAGATAGCTCTAACAGCATATCTTTAATGCGCTCTGTATAGAAATACTCAGCTACACGAATATCCTCTTTTGTAACCCATTCGGACTCGGTATCTCCAGTTCCCCTTGAGGAGAATCCTTGATCCACCTCTGCATCTGGGTACATGGTTTTAAACACTTCTTTACTGATAACTGTTGTAATAAGAACTCTTTCAGCATCAGAGCCATCAGCAAGAACGCTATTAGGATCAAAATAGACAGTAAAAGGGTTTTCAACTGGCTTAATGTAGATTTCTTGGTCAAAGCTATCTTCCCTTACATAATCGGTTGTAACACGCCAATATCCCCAGCCCATCTTGACGCAATACTCAAAAGCGTGATCGTAAGCTGCATCTGCATCGGATTGGTTCTCAATATGACGGCAAATACCTGTCAGAATTTCAGCAACTTTCTCGTCTGACTGATTGTTCATGCCATGCACTTTGATGCGTGGGCGTTGTTGTCTTTGTTGGTTACAGATTTGACGGATATAAGCGTCAACTTTATTGATAGTTAGACATGGGCGAGCCTCTAATACACGGCTATTTTGCACATCTACAGGCCATTGATCGCCTGCTGCGAATCTTACGTCATCCAGGGCTTCTGCACGATTATTGCTATCCGAATCATTACAAAGCCGTAAAAAGTCTTTGGCTTCTTGAATTCTGCCATCTGATTGGGAGTCTGCAACTCTGTCGTATGCCATAGATATTCCTTAAATATTGCCCGATTTTAAGACAAGTGTTGGATTTTTACTACACATTTTAACCCATCCAAGAGCTGGGTAGTTGATAAGTTGCCTTTTGTTTGGGTGCTTTTCTAGGCTCATTAACCATCAATCCAATATAGCGGAACGCATCAGCTCCGTGCGAATAGTTATCGTGTAATGGCTTTTGGCTGAACTGCTTAGTGTCAGGGTCAACATCGTAACGATAATGACGCAAGCATTGAATACCTTCGTGTGCGTTGGCTTTGTCAAACCAGCACTTGTTGAACATCATTCGGGCAGCATTAATAGAATCAACGATTGGTGTTCGCTCAATAACTCTAGTGTTAAACCCTGAAGCTCTAACGATTTCTTCAATACTTTTACCGTTTGATGCCAAAGTTTTGTTTCCAGCATCGTGGGGTAGCCAAATAGTATCAACAACATATCCATAAGATTGAATTTTAGCTAAATAATGTGCAATAGTTTCTTGATTGTTCTCGTAATAGCGGATAAGACGGACTTCCATTCCAATAAACTGAACAGCCCAATAAGCAGTACTGTCTGCCCAACCCAAATCGAATACAAAGTGAACAGGTTTAATTGGATCGTAGGGTACATTGGTTATCCTTCCATCTAGTTCTGCCATTGTAAGCTCTTTGGCGAAAATAGCACCATCTACAGTCTGACGGCACAATCCTTCCCAAACTGTGTTGTAGGCCTCTCTATCTCTGGCGTATAAAGCGTCTTTTTCTAATCTGAGCGTGTCAGGAAACCAGGGATTGTCTGACCAATTAATCTTTGCCACAACGCTGTTTTCGGGCGGGGCAAGCACAAATCTTTGGTAGGTTTCGTCTGATTCCAGCTCTGGGTTAAATGTGACCCATATCTCTGATGCTTCTTTACGGATCGTAGGTATAAGAATGTTCCACGATGTTTTAGATACGCTCTGTGCCTCCTCGACCCAGCATATATCCACGCCCTCATAGGACTTAATGTTCGTGACATTGTTTTTAAGCCCAACAAACGCAAATTCTGTGCCATTTTTCCCCCTAATGGAGGTCTGTGTAATTTCATAAAACGATTCTAGCTTTAATGCAATGATTTGATCTGATAACAGTTTATGAACTGATTGGCTTATAGAATTTTGGAACTCACGAGCGCAAAGAATTCGAGTAGGCTTCTTAACTCCAATAACAAGCAAAGCACGAGCAACACCCCAAGACTTAGCTCCTCCACGACCTCCATATAGCACCTTGTATCTTTTAGGTTGAAAAAGGATTTCAAGTTTAAGTGGGAAGTCAACCGCTGATATTGCTTCCCTAATGTCAGGGGTGATTTCACTCACTTGGCTTTACAAACCTGACTTCGATAGCTTGCAAGAGGTTATTACCTTCTGCATCTTCTATGCTGGTAGATTGGTGAGCTTTGCCATCAACACGATCCATGATCTCTTTGACTGCCCAGGCTTCACCTTCTTCTGCTGCTTGCACCAGTTTTTCAGCTATCTTGCGTAGCTTTAAAGAATCTTCTTGAACCAAGACCTTTCTAAGCTGATCGTAAAACAACTTGCCCTTACGAGCGTTGTCGTTCCCTTTCATCTTTTCACTTCTTGAAATGTCTGATTCAGTAGTCATATTCTTGAATTATAAATACTTTTTGTTGTATTTATGCAACAGTAATGGGTGCAGAGCCTTCATTAAGGCTTACTACATCACCATTAGCTGTTACTTGGCTTACTGGTGGGTTAGAAGCATTAAGCGCAGCTACTTGAGGAACAGACTGTCCATGTACCTTAGCTATAAGTGCAGATACATCGCTATATGCTGCTTTTGATAGATGGGTAAGGATTGCCTCTACCTCAGTAATTTCTAAGCGCAAGTTAATCATTTCTTTTTAGCCTTTGCTTTCTTTGCTTCACGTTGAACATTAAGAGCGATGGCAACAGCCTGTTTTTGTGGCTTACCACCAATTTCCATTTCAGTTTTAATGTTTTTGCTTACTGCCTTTTTGCTGGCTGATTTCACTAACGGCATTGCTTTGCTCCTTGTTGTTGCCTTCTTCAAGGCGGGTTTTGCTTTAATTTCTGCTTTACGTGGCTCAAAGTCCTCGGTTACAGGAAAATGCCATTGATTAGATGGCTTAGGTTTTGGGCCTAGAACTTTACAAAGCCACTCTTTAAACTTTACAATCATCTCTATTCCCCTTAACAATTCCAATTTTTTAAACTAGCTTTAGCCCGTTCTGCTGGGCCTTTT